CTTGCATATGAAGAAGTAGCCCCTGTTACCTGTGAAGCATCCATGCCCTTCTTGCTTTCTTCTTCTCTTGCATAAGCTGTATTAGATACGCTTTCGCCTGTTTCACAATCAAATAATGTAGCTGTAGCCTTAATGTAGTACCTGTCGCCAATCTGTACTATCTCGTCATTGACGGTTACTGCTGTTTTGGTTTCCTGCAAACAAGGCTTCAAGCCTTCCAGAATGTCCTCGCATGATCTGTAGTTGTACTTGCCGAAATTGTTGTACTGGTTCTTCGGTGCAATCAGATTTAACTGGATAACTCTTAATTTTGCATATATACTCATTCTTCTTCACCTACCTTTTCAATCTTGTATGAAGTTTCACAATCACCTGCACAGTTAGTGATTCTTTCAATCAACATAGTTAATTCTGATAATTCATCGCTCTTAACTTCTATTGCTTCTGTCGAATATCTTGTTTGTCCCTCATACACAAAAGGTTTTTTCTGTTCAATAGTTAATTTCCACATGATTTCCTTCTCCTTTTCTTTAAACAATCTCGTCTGTCCATCTTCTGTAGTGTGCATTTAAGCACTTCTCGCAAATTACTTCTCCTGCAATCTCGTAGCAGTGTTCGTCTTGTATGTGTTCGCCACACTCAGCACATTTAGGTCTTGCTTCCAGTTCTGCTTCTAACTCTGCATCATGACTAGACCACATATCGTAGGCATCTGGTATATAACTCATTTCTTCACCACCTGTCCTCATTCGCTAACGCAAATAACATCAACCATGCAAGCGATACCATCAATGCTATAGGTGGAATCCATGAGTCTGAATCCATGCTTGCTACCGAAAACAGAAATACCATAAATGCTGAATAACTCATTACCGATAAGAAAGCGTTATGCAGTTTTGCTCTTATTTTTCTTTTTTTCATTTTCGACTCCCTTCATAAAAGCTATTGTCGCTTTTTCGATTGCTTCCTGATTCGGCTTGCCGAATACTCTTACTGTTGCCCCTTCGCTTTTAAACTCTTTATACATTGTTCACTCCTCTAGTAGATTTTGAATCTACCTATTTGGCAAAAAAAATACGCTCTTTTTCCTTTAATGAGGTAATACCAAGCAATTCACATAATGAGTTGATTTCAGTAGCTTTAAATTCATTTTCATTACGAATTTTCTTGGCAAGTCCAAAGGCACTTTTAAGCCCTATTGCTTTTGCGATATAGCTTTTTTTGTACCCAGACTTTGCAATATATTCCTCTAAAGCCTTAGTATTAGTCATGTTTGCTCTCCTTTCCCTGTTTTGTGAGTAGATTCACAATCTACTTTTTCAGCATAATACCAAGTAGATTATTTGTCAACTATTTTTTTGATATTTTTCAATAAAAGTTGATTTTCAATGCACTATCTGTTAAAATCTGCTTAGGAAGGAAGGTGATTATATGACAGATATAGGAAAGAATATAGCAAAAAGAAGAATTGAATTAGGCTTAACGCAAGAAGAACTTGCCAAAAAGATGGGCTATAAGTCCAAAACCTCTATAAACAAAATAGAAAAAGGAATAAATGACATACCACAAACAAAAATAATGAAATTTGCAGAAGCATTAAGAACTTCTCCCGCTTCACTTATGGGCTGGCAAGAAATGGAGAAAAAAAACAATGCCATTACTGACATTGTGATAAGATTACGGACTGATGAAGATTTTCTTTATTTAGTGGAGTCTATGGGGAAACTTGATGCCGAAAAACTAAAAGCATTTAAACAACTGGTGTCAACTCTTTTGTAATAGTGTGAGTATTAAATCTAATAACTCCATATCATTACACTTTTTTAACTGCTTTATGATTACTTCAATATAGTATTGGTGCATATGCGTGAACCCCCTGTAAGAACATATGCTCTATATTATGGGATAGAATTGTTAGAATTATGTATTACTTGTGAATATTATATGACAACTAAGGAGATGGGAATATGTATAAAGTTTATGAACCATTTACAGCAGAAGAATGTTTGGAGTATTTAAGAAAGTCACGTTCTGATGATCCGACATTGACGGTCGATGAAGTATTAGCTAACCATGAATTAGAATTAAATGAGTATGCAGACAAATATTTAGGTGGCAGAGTTCCCGAAAGTCAGGTTTATCGTGAAGTGGCATCTTCTGAAACAATTGATGACCGACCAGAAATGGTACGACTTCTTAAAGCTGTCGAAAGTCCGAAAATAAAAGCAGTATTAGTAAGGGAACCACAACGACTTTCCAGAGGGGATTTAGAGGATGCAGGTAGAATAATAAAGATATTCCGATATACTAATACTTTGGTAGTAACACCCCAAAGAACATACGACTTGCGTGACGATATGGACAGGGATTATTTTGAGCGTGAGTTAAAGCGTGGTAACGAGTATTTGGAGTATGCCAAAAAGATAATGAGCAATGGTAAGGAAACAGCAGTCAAAAAAGGCTACTTCATTGCCACTTTCCCACCATACGGATATAGAAAGATACACTATAAGATAGACAAGGAAAAATGCAGTACGCTTGAAATAGTTGACAGTCAAGCTGACGTTATCAGAATGATATTTGATTTTTATGTACATGAAGATATGGGCTTTGATAATATCGCCAATAAATTAAATGAACTTGGATTTAAGCCACAAAAAGGCGATTTATGGGGAAAAGCTTCTATTCAGGACATTATTTCAAATGAAGTCTATATAGGTAAAGTACGTTGGAAATACAGAAAGACTGTAAAGACTATTGAAAATCAGCAGGTAAAGAAAACGAATCCAAGAAGCAAAGTAAATGACTATCTTTTATTTGATGGCATCCACCCAGCTATTATTTCACAAGAACTATTCGACCTTGCACAAGCCAAAAGAGGAAAAAACGTACCAATTAGAAAGAATATGTCTATTAACAATCCGTTTGCTGGTATCTTCTACTGTGCCAAGTGCGGAAAAGCTATGAAAATGCGACCGCAAAACGGAAAGAACAAGCCACGTTTAGAGTGTTCGCATATGAAACACTGTCAAAATGGTTCTGCTGTATTCGATGAGATATTAGAACGTGTCTGTGAAGCCCTAGAAGGCTGTATAAGCGATTTTGAAGTGAAACTTGATAATAATAACCTTGACGAAAAAGAACGTCATAAACAGCTTATTACGAGCCTTGAAAAGCGTTTAAAGGAATTAAAGGAAAAAGAAATAAGACAATGGGAAAAATACTCTGATGAAGGTATGCCGAAAGAAATTTTTGATAAGCTTAATGAAAAGGTTTTAAGGGAAAAGGAAGAAACAAAGAATGCTTTATGTTCTGCTTATGATTCCATGCCTGAGCCTGTAGACTATGAAGAAAAAATAGTCGCTTTCAAAAATGCCATTGAAGCATTGAAAAGCGATACTGTTTCGCCAGAACTAAAAAACAAGTATCTTCGTGCCATTATTGAGAGAATGACTTACGAAAGACCTAAACCGATTATTCTTACAAAAGAACTGGCAGAAAAAATGGGAGTACCATATCCCCACAAGTTATGCTACCATCACTATCCGTTTACACTGGACATAACCTTGAGGGGATAACATTCCCCATATAGGACAACAGGTAGGAGTTGTTTCGATTGCTCCTACCTGATGTCCTACAAGAAATTCAACTAATCATCGCAATATCAAGCATCCTGTTTTTAACCAAACCATGCCCAAAGTATAACAATGATTATTGCTAATGGTGGAACGATTGTTTTTAAAACACCAAACCATTCTACGAAAAAATCAACTAAATTTCTAAAGACGTTCTCTTTTTCTTTTATGCTCATAACTATCACAAGAAGCACAAGTATTATTATATAAATAACCCATTCTTTCCAACCCATAATAATTACCCTTTCAATCTGTGTCTAAAATGACATTTATGCTTGTGATGATTTTCAAATATAATGTTAATCGCAATATTTTTATTTGTCAACATTTGGAATATTTTAAAATTGTAACAGACGTTTTGTTGTCGAGGGCAGAAGGCATGGAAGAATATGATGAACTCAAAAACTATTATGTAAATGAAATTACTGAATTACTAAAGATATGCAAAGACATTGATTTATTAGACCTGATATTAAAACTCCTGCAAAACAAATGAGAAAAAAGGGGAATAGGCTTAACCTACTCCCCTTCTTTTTATCCGTTCCATCTTGATTTTTCTTCCCTCACATCAACATGAGTAAAGTTACTGTAGATACCAATACCGCCATAATCGGGCATGAGTGTTTCAACATACTGTGCAACTGCTTTTGGCTTGATGCCTTTTACCTTAATATCACAAGCTGTACCATAAGTATGCTGTGAGTATGTAGCACCACCGATTTTCTTGTTATAAGCAGGTGTGCGGTACCCACTATTTATAGTCACTGCAACTTTGAAATGATTGCGGATTTTCTGCAAAATCTCAACAAGTTCAGGGGAAATAAAAATTACATCCGAACCATCCTTACAAGCAAACTCTTTTACCTTGAAATTTGCAGATAACTGTAAATTTCCTTCTTTTTTCTTGGAATAATATTTGACGATTTTAGCCATGTTTTCCACCTCACCCTTACTTTCTACCACTGGTGTTAAAAAAAGCTCTCTTTCGGCTTTTCTCCGCCTTACAAGACCATTCAGAACAACACCATTTGCCTTTTTATACAACAACATTGCTTCTGCAATCTCAGGAAGCGTTCTGTTTGCGATTAACTTCTTCAAATTGCCATTTCCGCAATTATAAACAAAAGATACCAATGCACTAAACTGGTTCTCGTTTAGCACCAACTTGGTATCTTCCACATACTTCTCATATTTTGCCAAGTCTTCTTTGAGTAATTCATCCGCTTGCTTCTGGCTTATGGACATACCCTCTGTCACTCCATGAGTATGTCCATATCCAATAGTCCAAACGTTAGCAGGACATTTGTAAGCAACTAACGAACAGCCTTCAAAAGACTTGATTAACTCAATGCCTTTACTGTTCGTTTTCAACAACATCACCTTCTTTTTCCAATTCATCAGAATCAGGCAATTCCTTAGTGTATTTGTTCAGGAACTTCGTTACCACTTCCCATAGCTTCTTAACAGGCAATCCGCAAAGTGCCATGTTCTTTAATACGGAAACAACTTCATAACTGAAATATAGCAATCCGAAAAACTCGGCAAGTCCGATTACTTCAAGTGGCAGGTGTGCCAATACTTCCTCAGGCACAAATCCAATAAGGTTAATATGCATAATCATATCCGCAATCTGCAATCCGACCAAAGAAATAAGCATTGATATTTTGCGAATCGCTCCATCAATGCCTACACTACTGTTAAAACTATGCTCTTTAATTGCCCTGATCACACCAAAGATGGTATCGAACACGATTGCAAGTACCACCATCTCAATAATTACACTTGTTGCTAATGCCATAATAACTTTATCCATATCACATTTACCTTATCCTTTCCTTAAACAATTTCCCAATATGCAGGGTAATCAGCAGGAGACCAAGTACACACAACACCATCGGGAGCAATACATCTGTATGCCTTACCTTCAAACATTACAATGTCACCGTTGTAATACCACTTACCTGCTACATACTCGTCATAGGTAACTTCTTCGCCACCTTCTGCAGGAACATCACTCTTTGCTTCTTCCAAGGCTTTAACACGCTTGTCAAGCTCCTCTAACTTGGCGATAATGTCAATGCTCTGCTGTACCTCTGCATTCTGTCTGGCAAGGTCAATCAGTTCTGCCCTTTCTTCCTCGTTGATGCTTCCCTGTACCCATAAGGTATCAATCTTGGTAAGCATATCCGCCAACTCATAATTTTTTGATGCGATTACGTTTTTTACTACTTCATACATGGTTTTATACCCCCTTAAATGTTATTAACTACAGTTGCTTCAAGAGTAGCAATGTTGTCCGTGTTTTTTTGTGTATCAAGTGCCAATCTGTCGATATGCTCGACAATTTTAATGTCAACATATGGAGAATATCCTCTAACAATGCCATTCTCGACATTTACCTTATAACAACAGATTTTTGCAATGCTCCAATTAGCAAATGGATTGTTCTCTTCGTTAATTTCAACCTCTTTCAGAGAATCGTTGTTTGTTGTGCCAACGTCCTTGATTTCATTTTTTGCGTTTACATAAACCTTCAAGATTATACCCCCTTACTTTACCAATTTGATGCTGACAATAGATGCCTTTGTTGAATATCCTGACCTATCCATAATTTGGAAATATCCACTATCAATGTTAGATACATCAATTATTGATTTTTCGTTTGTATAGTTGTTATTCCAAGTATAATTTTGAACAGAAGCAAATTCGCCACCCTTCGCAGAAGAAACACCGAATGAGATTGCGTTGTAGGATCCTGCTGTTAAATTCGCACTGAACACTACCTCAATGCTATTAAATAACGATAAATCAATAAGCTCTTCCGTACCATAATAAGACGTTGTTCCTTGTGATGTATTTTGCTTACCAACAATCTGCAAATATGCCCCATCATTTGTGATAGAACCTTCACCGTTATATCTTGCAAATCCGCCAGTAATATCCGCAAATTCGTCACCCTCAAAAAACAGATAAATGTCAGTATCGGATATATATGCACGTTTCCAATTTACCCAAGTGCCATCTGCATTTTTAACTTGAATCCAATCAAAATTACTGTCTGATTCATCATTCACATATCGCATTGTCGAATCACCACCACCGCCACCACCGCCAGAAGTCTTTAACTCCTCAACATCATCTTTTAAAGATAATATTTCTAAGGTGCTTTGCAAATCCTCAACACTAATGTCGCTAGTCAAGTCCATTCCTGCAATCTTTCTTGATTCTTTAACAAGACCACTTACAATGTCAGCAATACTTACATCAATGGTTTTTCCATTCTGCAAAGTCATTGTCAAATTCCCATCTGCATAATCCATGTCAATAATCATGGACTCGATAGGCAAATCAATGCTCTTGCTTGACAATTCTTCTTCCGCTTTGTTTTTCAAGCTAAGCGTAAGCACATATTCATCATTCATGCTTACATCAAGGGAATAGCCAGCTTCGCTTGCAAGTGCATAATCGCCACCCAAGATATCGCCAAGCCTTACTAATTCATTCTCAATCTTGTTGAGATTGTCAGCATTTATGGCAGGTGCTTTTCCATTCTCCCAAATTGTTGGTGTGTAACTCATTCGCTCTCACTCTCCTTTTCTTCTTTCTGTGCCTGTAGTTCCATTAAAATTTCTTTCTCTGCCTGTACTTCAAGTTTCGTCAATACCTCATGCACTACCAATCTTTTCGCTTCCGTTGGCAATGGTGTGGAATTGATTAGACTCACCATGTTTTCTTGCAAACGTCTTAATGTTACATTCATATAATCACCCCCTTTAGAAAAGATTGTAGCTTTTCAATGCACTGATAATTTCATTTATTTTATTGGCACATTCTTCCACAGTGCTGTAATACGTTGAATAAATTGGATATATCAGTTGTTTGCTAACTGGATATGCACCAAAAAATCCGATTGATCCATACGAAGTACCTATTGTCAAATCCCTTGAATCAATTAGGTGCTGTCCTATTCCTGTGAAACGTATTCCACTTCCTGAGATTATTACACTTCCAGTGTGGTCTTGTGCCTGTATGCTTCCAGCCGATATATCAGTAAAAAAACTATTTTTGGAGACTTGGATTCTATCACCGTTTATAGTAGTAGTTCCGCCAAAACTTGTACTGAATATATTGCTTCCGTCTATTGATGTGTAATCAAATCCTACCGCTTCGGAACCATACATATTTGACACAAATCTCTTACCTGATATTGAATCGCCTGTGATATTTTCCGCATTAACACTACCTGCAGTAATGTTTAAAGAGTTGATATAAGAAGTAGTAATGGTGTTTTTGGTAATCTGTGTGACCTGCGAAGCAGTCTGATATCCTTTTCCATCAACATAATCTATTGTTGCAAAATCATCATGCCCAGTTACCTGCTCCCACGAAATCTCACCCTTGAAATATCCGCTATCTGCTTCTATTCTTCCGCTAAAATATCCGTTGTGTGCTTCGATAGAACCATCTTTCAGGATTTTAAACTGATTTGTTGTGGTTGACTTGCCCTGTAAAAATTCCAAGCTGTCAACGTCAATCAGTTTAGTGCTGTATTCAACCTCTAACATTGCATCTTCATTAGCGTATATGGTGCTACAACTACCAAATAATCCGACTGCTCCACCTTCCAAAATATGCAGTATGCTATTTACTGAAACGGTAACCGAACCATTTTCAATCAAAATATAGTCGATTATCGTGTCTCCACTAGGATATAACGTATCGGAAGGATATAACGTATCAGAAGGATATATCCCTTCTACATATTCTCTAAAATCAATCTCAATCTGTTTATGCTTATATTCAGCGTAAGTAGTAAAAGAGTCTCCACACTCTAATTGAGGATAGAAGGTTGTTTCTACTGTTTGCCCGAATGGAATTTTGATAACCACCTGTGATACCTTAATGTTCTTTGGTACGTTGAGCAGTCCGCTGGATCCAACATACTGCTGTGCTATCTCTCCATTGTCATTGAATCGCAATTCGCATCCCAAATCACCCAAATTCAAGTGGTAGTCCTCATTTGCTTTCAGCACGAAATCACACTCTGATATGGTGTATTCAACATCTTCTGTAGCTGTACCGATAACACTGACTGATCCGTTGTAGTTTTTCGTAAAACTCACACCTGATATCTGTTGATTTCTTGCTGTGCATGGCATCATATTCTTGCCCTGCGTAATAACCTTTAATTTTTGGTACTCATAAGGATGTATGCCTGTGATTTTTACCCTTGGTGCAATGGTTTTAATATCATACAGAACAATAACATTGCCTGTCTCTGTCCTACGAAGGTACTGAGTGTCTGATACTTCGTCGGTTTCGTACAAGTCCTTTCGGTAAAGTGGTGCATTGTCTATCGCTTCCTGTGCTTGTTTGTTCTTGCATTCTGTCAGTCTTTCAGAATCAAGCACCAAATTCCCGTTGGAATCAATGTAATATGCCTGAATACAAGCGTACGAAGCCCATTCATCCAAATTGTTATACCCTGCAGGTACTGCCCCTGTATATTCGGCACAGTTATCAAGATAACATCCGAATGATACAGCACACACATACCCTGCATTGTCAAGTTTATATCTCATATACTCTCCTTTCTATTCAGGCAATGAATCTGTACCGTTACCTATTGCCATCCACAATATAGAAGTAGACGTTGCTGTTGGTCTTTGCACATAGAGCGAAAAACCTGTAGAAGTTATATCGCCTACTGTTACGTGTACGGTTGCTGGGGCACTCGTTGCCACATCCGAACATACAAAAGGTAGCCCTTGATACTGCCACAAAAAATTTACTTTCTGTGAAAAGACTGCATTTCCTGTGGTCGGTGTTACATTTACCCTGCCCCATTGAACCAAAACAGGATTGTCGGCACTATTTAAAAGGAAATATCCTGCAATTCCACCACCCACTGTAGAAGGTGCCATTGCAGTAATTTCCGCAACTGACATATGAGTTTTTGTGTTATACATAAAACCATCTTTGTGTAGGTCGTATCTTGCTACCTGTACTTCGTTTTCGTATAGTTCGATAGCACATGATCCACCACCACCAGCATTTCCAGCACCGAAATTCGCTTCGTAATGCTTTTCGTTCAGATTTCTATTGACTTTTACAGCCCTAAACTCTGTATTGTTCTTACTTCCAAGATACAGATTGTTTTGAGCCTGAATATAGTCTTTTGCTATTCGCAAGTCGCCTACACCCCTGCCGATAACCGTTTCTGCGGGGAAAGAAGTCAACTTATCCTGTGCGACAAATTCAACCGTATATGCTTCACTGATAGACAGATTAGTCAATGTTACGGTTGCTGTGAAGCTTCCGTCTGTATTCCAAGTCGGTGTAGCATTCACATAGCTTCCATATGTGCCACTGCTCGTTTTATAGCGATATTTAACCGTCAATGTATTAGATACCGCACCGAAACTTCCCTTAAAACAAGAACCTACAATAGATGCTGTCGCTGTGGTTGCTGTTGTTTCTGTTCTCTTAAAAACAGGTGTTTTATCGAAATAGCAAGGGTAATAATCAATAAACTTACTTACAGTTAAGGTATGCGTATTGGAATACCCTCTACTGTCATTAGCTTTAAAGAAAAACTGATTGCCCCATACCTTGTCAAACGTATAGGGGCTAGTCGTTGCGACTAACCCCCACCCATTGTCAATCTGTATTGTTTTAATACTTGCACTGTTTTTCGCTGTCGCTGTCAGTGTTGCTTTCGGTTTTGATAATATCGCTACTATTGTCGAAGCGTTACCTGTTAATGCTATAGTAGCCGAGTTCGTATCTACTACCGTTCCTGTAACAGTCGGTAAGCAATCCGCCTTTACTGCATAAGCGTAAAATCCTGCTGTTGATGTTCCTATCAATGTACTTCCGTTGTACGTTTCACAAGTAATTGTTCCATACCCTGATGTAGTATTCGGTATCTTTGAATAAAAAGTGCTTGCTGGTGGTGTCCAGACATAAGTTGTTGCTGTTGTCTTAGTAACAATCGTTCCAGTCGCTCCATTAAAGCTGTATTTCAGAGTATGAGTATATGCTTTATTATCTCTCGTTATTGTAATTGTTGTATTCGTGCCTAAATTAAAAGAAGCACAAGCCACTCTGGATGTTGCCATTTACTCACCTACCCTTCCAAATCTGATAAATCTTGAATGTTAGATACCAAATGATTAAAGTCTGTACATGGATTTCCATTATCGTCTATTGATTTAACTATGGATATATTCGCCAACTGCGTATCACCTACTACAATAAGCTTTTGTATACCTGCCCCTCTGTGATTGAAGATAGCGTTTAACTCATTATAAGTAAAAACTCTCAATCCCTGCTGGTTGATTCTTGTATTAACAGGATCAGTGGACTTCGCAATATACAAATCATTGGTGCCGAATGTATATGCCATTCTTTCAACACTTTCAATGGTTTCCTGTTGTAAGCTGTCAATGCTCTTAACAGTGGTTTCCATTTCAATTTTGAAGGCATCCACACCCTCTTTGATTGTCGTAACCGTTCCTCTGACAATTTCCAGATTGTCGCCTACCTGCGTTGCTAACGTATCGTCGGTATACTTTGTAGCAATAATAAAGTCCTTTTCCGCATATGTTTCACCTGCCACCTTGGCTATTTGACAAATGTATATTTCTTGGTCTTTAAACCACAAATCCCCACTGTCATAAGGTGGTGCAGGTTGCACAACAAATACTCTACGTTTGCTATCTGCTGTGTCTTGTGCGGAATTTGCCATAGCTAATGCTTCTACTATGTCATTGTCCAATACGACAATCCATTGAAATATATCGTCGCAAAGAGCAAATCTATACGCAAATCCTGTATCCCGATCATAGTACAAATCGCCCAAATGCTCGTTTTTAATAGCTTCTGTTGTCCATTCACTTGCGGGAAGATTAGAAAGAGTGGGAACACCAGCGTAAAACCACGTTGTAATGTTCCCATCCATCTGCTCATAAATATCGTCAATAGTTTTCAGTGTAGAAGTCATAAATTCTTCCAATGTTTTGTTGGTTTTATTTATGCCCTCTACACTGTTTTCAACTGCTTTTTGGATTCCAACAAGTGATGCTAAATCGTATTTGCGTTCAAGGTCTTGTGGTGTGCGTACACCTTGCCTGTCCTGCTTACTCATAGCAACTCCTTTCTACCATTGTACTGTTCCATCAGGAAGCACTACCATATCCAATGATTCTAAAATGCTAACCATTTCTTCATAGGAAATATCGCTTCTATCATTCAGATAGTTTACGATATCAAGGTTGTAATTGTTTTTATCTTCTTTGCTGTCAAAAAGACTTCTGTAAAGTATGATTTTCTGTCCGTAATCAAGGTTAAGACCGTTGATGTAATCCGTTTTCTTCCGCTTTGCACTTCCGTTAATGGTATTACCGTTTCCGTCTTTGTCACCTTCGATAGAACTAATCTCTTTTGCATACTTACGATAAGCCACCAAATCATCAGTAACAGCTTTTGCAACATGATACTTCTCAGGATATTGATAAGCCCAATTATATGCTTCCCTGCTCTCTTCGCTCTTGTTGTATTCCTTATATGAAACATTGATGCTTTGCAGGTATTCGTACTTCTCAGCATTCTTAGTCGCAAAGTCAAATTCTTCATAATCGGAAAAGTCATCGTAGTTGGAAAGGTCAACCGCTTCCTTACGATCCACAATGTTGTTAATCATTATGTTTTTCTTTTCTACAGGCAAATCCAAGCCAGCAATATAATCAAACTTCTCGTCAAGAGTATCATGCTCTTTTAAGCCTTCTCGGTATTTCCAGTAGTCCTTAATAGGAATATCAAGTTCTGCAAATTCCGCTATCTGCTTTTCTTTCAAAGGCTGTCTTTCGTTGTCGAAATAATCCCTTGCGTTATCGCTTGCGTACTGACCGAAAACAGCACTTCTTACCCTGTTGGCAGGTGTATCTTCAATGGGGAATCTAAGGTTCCCACTATTGGTGTACGATCCAGCTACAGGATGCTCCTCACTGAACATTTCAAGTCCCTGCTTCGTCTTCTTAAGCTGTCCATATCCTGTAGGCATTAAGTAGTACGGTGCAGTTTCTTTGATGGTGTCCCATCTGGACTTTTCGTTTCCGTAATCGTCTTTTCCTGTAATAAACTGTTCCACTGGCAATGCTGACGAAATAGGAACACGACCACCAGTCAAGGTACTTGTATAAGGTAAGTCGCCAAGCAATGTCAAAAAGCCTTGCTCAAGGTTGTCCAGTGCTGTATCTTCGCTTTCTTCGTCATCGTCAAGACCGAATACCCGCATCAACACTTCTACAATGTCAAATGCAGGATTGTAACCTGCTACAGATTCAAAAGCCTGACCGAACAGGTGCTGAAGAACTGCTAACTGGAAGAAGGTAGATGCGACCTTGGCAGAAGTTTTCATGTTTCTTTCAAGTGCATTTCCTATTTCCTCGTTAGATACCTTCGCTTCCTGAATTGTATCGTAAAACTGGCTGTCTAACTGGTTTCTTACTTCCAACTGGAATTTAGTAACCAAACCAAGCATCTTGGAATTATAAAGCTGTGGTTGCTGTCCAAGCGACCTGTCACCCAAAATTCTAGAAGCCCATTTATCAGCTTCAATATGTGCCTGCTGTTCGCTCATTCCTTTTCGAGTAAGTTCATTAAACTTAGTTCTTACAATAAACTCTGAAGCCACATTATCGACAGCTCCCATGAAAAGATAGCCAACGTCAGTTACTCTTTCCCAAGGTGTCCTTGTCATTCTTTCGATGCCCTTTCTTCGGATCATCATAGGATTGTTTTCGACAAATCCATCTGACTTACCAAAGATAGAACCAAGTTGATTATTAACCGTCTGTACAAAAGCCTTTGTTGCATCAAACTTGTTTCCCTTTGCGAAAGCCTGTACGGTAGAAACTGTATTAGTCAACGCTGATGAAATGTTACCACCAACCATGTTGCTTCCTACCTGCCTATTGACAGTGTCCAAGAACTGAATACCTCTTCTGCCGATAACACCTTCCAATCCTCTGTCAGTCAAAGAAGTCTTTCCTGCCAACACGTTTGCTTCTTCGTTTAAGAACTTCGCAAATGTTGACAAATGAGAGTTGAACACCTCTTCGATTCTTGCGATTGCTTCTTCTTCCGTCATGCTGTCAAGACTTTCAAGTCCCTTCGCCTGTCCAAAAGTATCTGCAATGTAGTTTCTCAACGCTCTCAACGTCTGGATGTCATCAATATGGTAAATCTGATTCTTAGCACTATTCAGGTACCTTTCCACACCACCAACCAAGTCATAAGTAGTCTTATAACCTAATCGTTGTTTAGCACTGGCAAAGTAAGGCTGTCCAGGCTTTAAGTCTGCAGTCATACCGTTAATGTCTGTAGGGAGGTCTTTCAACCTGATGTCATTAGGATTAAAAGGAATACCCAGCTTTGAGAAAGTATCTTCCATTTCCCTGAAGTGCAAGAAGTAATTGTTTCTTCTTGGGATTTCAGGGTAAAGGTTACGCTTTCTTGATTCGTTAATCATTTCAAGCGTTTCATCGTAAATCTTTCTGATACGCTCGTCTTTTGCTAACTTCTTGATATTCTCCTGCACTTTTGCATCAGGATAATCTTTTGCAAGTTCTTCATCCCCATACTTGATAAAGTTTCCGTCATCATCAACCCAGAAGCCTTCTGCATACATCTGTGCAGATGCACTTTCTTTGCTTCTAGGCTTAATTCCGTACTCTTTAGAAATCCGAGCCAGCAAACCTGCTTTTTTATCCGTAAAGGAATTTAACCACTTGATGCCTTCCGTTTCATTTTGGGCTACCTTATTTACCGTCAGATCATTCAAAATCTGTCCTTCTTTATAGCCCAAAGACTTCTCTATGAAACGCTGTGGTGTATTGTCTACGGATGAAAAAGTACCCTTGTCCTTTGCACTCTCAAGTACCTTGTCAAAGTCAAATCCTTTTGAAGCAAAAACACTCTTGATTTTATCCACAATATTTCTGTGATAAATCTGTCTTTTGGTTGGAATACCATTCTCCAACTTGTCGATGGTTTCTTGAACCTTGGCAATCTTAGAATCGAGTTTAAACATATTATTGCTCTTTCTAAGTTTAAGGTTTTCAATCTGCATTAACAGGTCAGTCGCCTTTTTGGTGTTCTTGCGTTTTAATGCGTTGTATTCTGCTTCCTTCTTGTTGATTGCTTCGTCATAAGCAGTTTCAGCAGTGGCTTTAGCAGTTTTGTAACCTTCAAGGGCATTTATATAGTTTTCCAACATAGTATCAAAGCTTTCTACTGTTGGCAGTTCCGTAGGTTCTGTTAAGTCTTCCGCATCTACAACCCTGTCAATCTCTGCAATCTGTTCTTCCAGAGAATAAAGCACTTCATCCGTTGACTGCATAGGTGCCATAGGTTCTTCAGGCTCGTCCGTTCCCTGCACTACTTCAGGCTGTGCTACAGGTGCAACATTTTCCATTTCGGAAACAGTTGACTGCTCTAATGCAATGTCTTTTCCGTACACTTCGTACTTGCCTGTAGGTGCGATGTCACCATTACTGTCGCTCATAGAGTAACGAATATCCTCATTCTCTGTAGGATTCTCGTTGTAGATTGACTTCACTTGGTTTGAATCAAACACAACAACTATCTGGGATTCTTTTTCGTTTGACCGACTTCCGTATTCTCCAATGTCATACACATCGTTGATTACCAGACTGTCATATCCGTTTTTCTTTGCGTAATCTGCAAGGTCTCTGGTTGTTACAGTTTCGCCATTAAACTCTATGTCATCCCAGTTGCTATGATTTCCTTCTACAACAAGAGGATTCGAGGACTTAACATAAAATGAATAGTACATACTGGTATCACTATACTCTCCATACCAGTCATATCCCTCTCTCCACTCCTCATATGCTTCTTTAGGTGAAGATGCTTCGATAATCTCATCGCCTTCTTCGTCAGTTATAATGTAACTGCCATCTCTTTCCTCTACTGAATAATCTGTATTTTCAAACCTTCTTTGTAAATCTTCAAAGGTCTCCACAGCGATTGGCGGATCATACGGATTAAACTCGTTGTCAGAACCTGCATACATATAAGAAGATGCGACTTCAACATTGTCAGACAAAAAGAAACTTATACCATCATCACTCTTGGAAGGATCTAAAACAAAGAATCCTGCTTCATCCGTTCCATGATAGTATTGCTTTAACTTTCCATCCTTATAAAATACTTCGTGATTGTCTTTAAAGTATTCCTGCTGTTCTTTTGTGAGTTGCCTGTTCTTACTATCCCTAGCAATGCCATTCTTGAAATCATCCATTGTTTTGGCGATTTCGTTGAACTCTTTTGCAAATTCGTTTTTCAACCTCATTGCATGGAAGCTTTCATTTCTCAAATGCATATCCCTAAGTTTTGAATCGGGATGGGTTTCGTCAACATATCTCTCTCTGAAACTGCTGTTATCTGCCAACTCAGAAGCAACAACATAATCTACAATTAAAGAATCCATTCGCTTTAATGCTGTTGCTATTTTTTGTTCTTCGTTGGATAAGTTCTTTCCTGCTCTTAGTCTGTTATAGAAATCCGTACCATACTCTTTTATGACATCTGATATGAATTTGTTATTGCTAATCAGATTTTTTGCAACAGGAACATCTTTGTAATACTCACTTTCTCTCAAAAGGTTCTCGTAATGTTCTGTGGTAATCTGTGTGGTATCTTCACTCAATGAATACTGAACATTACCTGTAGGTGCAATGTCGTTTTGGCTTGATAAACTATAATTTACATCGCTTACATCTGGAACAATTTCGTCTACAACTTCTTTACGTTTTTGCTTTACAACTTCAAGAAGTTCCTCTGCCGAAAGATTGCTGTCACGATATTTCTGTCTTTCTTCTCCATTAGAAAACTGTTGCAGGATTTCATTTCTGCGAAGCTCCTCTGCATTGGCAAAGAAATCAACAGCTTTGTCAAAATCATAATTTTCAAGCGATAACACTTCATGTGGTGATGCTTTGCCATCAGGTGTGAACATTCCAAAGTCACCAAGGAACTTGTAATAACCGTAAGGTATCTGATATCCTCGATAATTGAATGAAATATCATCTATCGTGGCATCCTGTGATACATAACCGAGTTTCTTAGAATACTCAAGCACGCTATTCAATACCTTGCCATTGTTCATGACATACTCCCTAAACTTAGGAAGGTATCCAGCTTCGTAGCAAGCATCAATATATGCCTTAATATTCTTCTCTATGAGTTCATTCTTGGTCAAGTTCGCATTGTTGTCAAAATCCCAAAAATCATAAATGTTTATTCCATTTTTAACTTTGGTCAATGCCCTGTGATCACCTTCACTCTTTGCCCAAACTTCTGTCTGCTGTCTTGTATGGTCTTTTGTGCCAGAATATCCCTTGATTTCTCTGCCATCTTCCCTAACAATAGTATCTCTTACCGTACCCATCTTAAGACCTGACTTATGGAACGGAATGCCATAACCAACATTGTCATTCGCCATAATCCAAGCTGACATATCCTCATTTTGAGACACAGCAATAATGCTTGTGTTTCCAGTCTTATCTGAATTTACTATGTCGTATATTTCCTCAAGAGTGTAAGGGAATGAATCATTTCTGTCGATTCTCCACTCGTTTCCATCCATGTACATAAAGATTGAAATGTTTCTCTTAAGGTTTGTACCTTCTGTCGCTTCCAAGAATGCAGGAACTTTAGTGTATGCATGACCTGTTAATCCAAGTGTACCAGCTTCAAATATTACCTGAAGCACATCGGTGTAGTTCTGAATCTGGAAGTCAGAATATGACTGCAATCTAAAACCACCTGTTGAGTTAATCTTATCTACAACAGACTGTTTTATTCTTCCTCTTTCATCGGTAAGCAGTGCTGTTAATTCACCAAATCTAAAAGGAGTTGCAGACTTAGGCATCTTAGGTTTGCTCTGTCCATAGAATGAGTTGAATGCTTCGTACACAAGTGGTGCTGTAATCTTTAACTGTGCAAGACCATCCTCTGTAGAGAGTGTTTCTACACTCAGGTCGTTTACGCTCATTCCGTATTCTGCTAATCTTTCAAGAACACGTTCTCTTAGAGTTGCATTATTTGTCTTAAGAGTGCCTTTGTTTTTGCCCTTCTGCTGATACAATTGATCGTTTGCCTTGTTGTTAGGATCAGTTTCTCTCACAAGTCTTAAAAATGCAGATGCCATAGGAGAAAGGTTTTTCCTCATAGACTCTACATAACACTGTCTACATGGCTGTGTAAGTCCTTTGTCTGCCAATACTTTGTGGATGTAGAAATAGTTATCTACATTATCAAAGAATCTCTTTCCTGCAGGAACTCCCTTTGCTTCCTCTGCCCGAACAATATCATCATATATTTCAGCAAAATTCTTTCGTTTGTCGCAGATTGTTGAAATATCGCTTGAAGTAAAGTAATCAGAATTAGGCTCAAGGGAAGAAAACAACAATCTATCTTTACTGTCTTTTATGCTTCTCGTTTCTTTGGAATCAAGAATGTCGTATCCTGCCTTTTTGGATGCAATAGCGACCTTGACAATTCCGTCAATAGCCTTTTCAATTTCTTTTCTTGCTACAGCTTCATCAAAGTTTTCCCTTGTCTGCCTGTAGTTATTTACGACCTGTTCCACATAGTCCTTGTAGCCCTGTGTCTGCTTGTAATCTAACTTCGCAAACTCGTTAGCACTCATATTCTCATCACCAAAGAATGTGTTTGCAATAGAGGATAATGAGTATTCAACACTAGAATCGCTATTTGTTTCAACATTGCTTGTGTCAGCTTCGCTATATACCTTTTTAAATACCTTCTTAACCTTTTCAAGTTCCTTTGCTTCCTTGCTTCCTGCTGTAGCAATCTTCAAGAAATACTTGATTTCGTCATAAATACGCTTGAAAACGTTCGGTTTTGTTGTGTATAAGTTGTTGACAAAGTCGCTGTCGGTAAACAAATAGTCTCCTACCAAGTCTGCTGTGAGTTCTTTCTTCAGCTTCGCCTTTACTTCTGCCTCTGTACCTTCAAATCTGCCTTCATACAGCTTTTCAATAGCCTTGTATCTGCTTTCGTACTCGCCTTTTGTGGTTGCAAATTGCTCAATAACACTCTCTAATGCCTCATAGAGTTTAGGATCGGCATTTTCAAGCACATGGGCAATTTCATGACCAACTACCTTGTTAAGTGCCTTGTTGGAGTTGATATTCAATACAACATTATCGCCTTTCACATACCCATTGACACTTTTACCATCAATAGCGAATCCCGACTCTTTCAGGGCTTCATTTGTCGTGAAATCAAAGTTTACGCCCTTTTCAGAATGCAATTTTGCAAGCAAATTGACAAAATCATGTGTCTTTCTGGTATCGTTCAGCACTCCACTTTCAACAGCTTTCTTAACCATTTCCTGCTCTTTTTCGTTGTACTGGGTTAAATCCGCTACAAAAGCCTTGCTTCTTCGTGCTTTTTCGTTGTAACTCTCACGAATGAAGGTGTCATTCGCTGTTTTGGTGTCAATTTCCTGTGATAAACGCTCTTTAAGACTGGTTAACTCGGTTTCATAAGGATTTTTCTTGTTCTTTTCTACCAGTACATCCCTTCTATCCCTCTGTTCCTGCGACAATTCGATATCTTTTGTCTTATAAAGCTGTTCGTATTCCTCTGATTCCTTCACCAAATCGTTGTACTGCGTGTACAATTCGCCACCAATAACACTTTCTATGGTGTCAATGTCAATTTCGCCACGCTCAAAAGCTGTCTTGACTTCGCTTTCAATCTCACCGATCTCTTTTTTCGTCAGCTTCTTTTCGTCTGTTTCCAGTTCTTTGACACGTTCATCAACCACTTTATCAATTACAGCCTGTTCATTCTGTGTATAGCCTGTAATGAAATCTCTGTTTGTTTCGTTGGCTTCCTTCAAACTGCCCTGTGCTGTTGCAGGAATGTATCCTGACTGAATCATACCACTTGTCACTGTACCTACTACAAACTGCTCTAAAAGGTTTTCGTCTGCCACTAAATCTCTTAGTTCTGAATCCGACATATAGGTTAATTGTTTAGCCTTTGCCGACAACAAGCCAGCTACAACTTCTTCAACACCTTCGCCCGATGCCTTAACACCAAATTCTGTAGCGTTTTTAAGCACATGATTAGTTATTTTACTGCTTATTTTCTGTGCTAACATATCGTCAAAACCACCAATACCACGACTGAGACCAACAGCTTTTACAGCTTTACCAAAACCACCAAACATCATTTCTGTACCAGCATCAATAGCACCTTTTGCCATACCGTATTTAAACGCTTCTGCATCTGTAGCACCACCCTGATATGCTTCACTCATTCCAGAACCAGCACTACTTGCACCCATTACACCTGTGGTTAATGCTGTTGTACCAACTGCACCAAGTCCTGCAGAAGCACCCAAGCCACCCGAAAGGATAATGGTGCCAACCTGTCCTACACCCTGCGTAATTGCATCTGATGTTTTACCCAATACGGAATACTGATTTAAGTAATCGTCAGCACCCTTAGTGATATCCTGTACGGTGTTTTTCTGTGCAAACTTCTTTGTTTTGTCGGAAAACTTGTCTGCACCAACAAAATCGGCAACACCAGCTACACCATACAAGCCTAAATCACCAATACCTTCTACCAAGCTACCAGCACCCTTCAACACGCCAAGTCCAGCATCACCAGCAGTACCCAAAATAGCTTGCGGGACGTCAAGAACCTTGTTCCAAAATCCTTTTTGGTCGCCAATCTTAGAACCTTTCTGGAAGAAGTCGAGCTTTTTCTCGTCTTCTTCCTTTACAGGTGCAACATCCATTCTTCTACCGCTACCACTCAGGCTTCTAGTGGTGGAAACAGGGGCAATATCCTCTGTTATTCTTCCTTTGCTGTCTACATCATATTTTGTTTTTTTCTTTGTTTTGATTATTCTTCCTTTTGGATCAACATAATAATGAGCCATAAGCTATTACCTCTACTTTAAGCCAAGCTGTTTTGAGTTATAATCCCAATATTTCATAAGGGAATCATAAGCTGTATTGGATTTAATCTCTATGTACCTATTCTCTCTGCCTTCCCAATACCACTTCTTGCCATCAGGTGTTTTCCATACAGTCTGTTCAACAATCTTCTTCTGTCCTGATAACGTTTCTGTAGATATAGAAATGGTATCTCCTGTTTCAGACAGCACACCATGTCCAGAAATGCCTTTAGGCTGGTAGCCATTACTGAATGTTCCATACTTTTCGGCATCTTTGTTCTTTGCTCCCTGATAATACTCTGTATTCACTGCATAAGGAACACCTTGCTTAACAGAACCACTGCTGGAAGACGATGTTTTGGTGATGCTTGCCGAACTGCCACTGCTGGAACTATACTGCTGTTGTTTTAAGGTGTACTCTTTGTCAAACTGATCCTGTTGTTCTCTGAACTGTTCCAGTTTCAAATCATACTCTCTCTGTGCTTCTATCTTTGCCTGTTCCACCTGCCGTTTCTGCAACTCTAAACGCTGGATTTCCATAGCATATTCCTGTTCATCCTTCTTCTTGAGTCGTTCCATTTCAGCATTAAACTGACGAATACTTTCATCAAATCGCTTAATTTCCAGTGCATAAGACTGCTCGAACTGTCGTTTTTCTTCTTCAAACTGCTGTTTCTGGAATGCCATGTTTTCGTTGTACTGACGTACTTCTTCTGCAAGTGCATTTTCCTGATTCATCTGAGCCAGAACATCCTGATAACGGTTGTAATACTGATTGTCAACTTCCATTTTCTTGTTGGACTGCTCAATAAGAAGTTGGTTCTTATACTGGAAGCCCTGTAAAGACAATTCTAACTGCTGTTGTAGTGCGTTATAGGCGATTTCAGCCAGTTTAGAGTTATTCTGCAACTGTGCATCCTTGATAGCATTGTCGTAGTTCAATACCGCCAAATTGTAGCTTTCTCTCGCTGTCGCCACTCTGTTTTGGTAGGTATTGTACATACTCACCTGCGAACTTTCGCTAAATCCTGTGTTAGAAAGTCCGCTTTGTGCCATCTGTTCAGCATTTACACCGTATGCATTGCTCTGTTTCTGCCAGTCGGTATATGCACCTGCCTGCTCTTTGGTGTAGTCCTTCTGTGCCTGTGCTTTCTGCTGTTCTATCTGCTCTATTGCAAAGTCGGTATTGTCCTGCTGTAACTGCTGTTGAGTGTTCGCCCATTCCTTAGAAGCATCAATTTGAGCCTGATAATACTTATCTGTTTCGCCTATCATGCCACTATAGGTGTTTTCAACATCAGTCAACGCTTGCTGTTTACTGGATTCAACCTGTTTAAAACGTTCATCATCATAGTTGATATCGTAATTGGTAGCCATTTTTTACCCCTTTCCTAGCGTTTTATATAGCCACCAACGAATACCTCAATAGTGGCAGTTTCTAAGCTAAATCTTTTGTCGGAATGGAACTTAATCTGTAAGTCCTTAAACTTCTTCCGTTTGATTCTGCTTACAAAGTAATCTGTTACATTCTCATAGTCACCGATGTGTTCCCAATCGGTCTTATCAGTCTTGACATATACTGAAATATCGCCTGTAGCTTCCACCACACACCCTCTTTTATTGGTGGTCTTCTGATACTGTGGATGCTTAAACTTATCAAGCGGAGTAGTCCAATAACTTTCCACATTGCTTTCCATGTCTGTAAGCGTGTATATGCCATCATTTGTGCCTAAATACAAGATGCCCTCATGTACCATTGTACTTGTGATAACTTTGCTTAAATCCCACATAAACCACTCATATTCGACATGATTATCATTGTTGAACTTCGCCCTGCTGTCTGCAAGGTATACAGTGTTATCAATGAATATCAGCAAGTATCCTTCCCATTCTTCCAGAAGCATTTTTCTGTAATTATCTTCGCCAGTCAGTTTACGGTCTACTAATGAGCTTCTATGTGCTATTACCTGCTCGGTGGTAACATCACCGTTTATGCCTTCCATTCCTCTTTCACTGAAAAAGACAATATCATCATTAAAATTGATTGCCTTTCCTATACATCCTGTGGTGATGCTGGAATGTGTACTAGGATAGATTTTACCGTACTCATTATCAATTACAGGATTGTGGTAGAACACTGTTGTATTAGCCTGTGAAGGCTCTTTAAACACCCATAAAGCGTTATTGCCAGCCACAAGCCCTGTCACTTCTGAAAGGTCTAAACCTTCGTTGTAGTAGTCCAAGTCGCTACAATACGACGGATCATTAAGGCTACAATGCCAAACAACATTTGGATAGTCCTGATTACCACTAAAAAACACTCTATTATCAAATACCTGTAATAGAGTGCAATTATTGATACGATTTCTGTACCCTGCAACCGTCTTTCTAAACTTTATCCTTACATTGTCCTGCCCTACCGTTAATGGTTCAACAGGTGCGTTGTTAAAGATTATTCTTCCGCCCACTGTATCAACTGTATAGGCAGTCACATCTAATTCCTCGTCATCAACAAATACTATAGGTTGAAAATCAGGATCAATGTTTTGTGCATCCAAGAAATACTCTTTGCTTTCGCCATCTGCCAAGAAAGTGTTATTTCGTATGCCTGTAAGCATATTTACATCTTCGTACTTTGTACCACCACCACTGGGCTTCCTTCCTATAGTCGTTGTCGGCACATAGCCCACCACTTCGCCTATGTTCTGTCCGTCATATTGCAAGTAGTTAATGCCATCCTTGAAGTACCAGATATTGTTGTAAATAAATGCACTGCTCTGTCTTGGATTCAAACCACTGTATAAAGCAATCCTTGTGCCATTCTCCAATTTAAAAAGAGTAGTACCGCAATGTACCAGCATCATTTCTTTATTGCCTACTTTGTAGAAGAAAATGCCGAATACATCATTATCGAACACTTCCGCTATTTTCATTTCAGGTCTTGTGCGAATACTCTCTGTTTCCCTGTAATCTCTCCATACATTCAAGCTGTCAGGGCTTCTCTGCAGGTTTATTTCTTCCCCCCTAAAGTCCACACCACGAAACGAGCCATAGACTCTAGGTACTAAATCTCCGATAGCCATTAGATAACCACCCCACCTTCAATAGAGATACCACCCATAGAATATCTGGAATCCAATCTCTGCAACATGGTTTCGTATCTCTGTGAATATACAGCCCCATATTGAGCCGATACATCACTCTTAAGTAAGTCGCCAGCAACACCAAAAGGAAGTATCTCTAATGCATCAAGCGACAACTCAAATTCGTATGTATCAGGTGTTTCGTCTGTAATTGCCACAGGGTATTTGTAGTAATAAATGTCTGCTGTTCCTTCTTCTGTGAATACAGCCAAATCATCCATTGTGAAATAATCGCCTTCAAAACGAATAAGTCTTAACTGGTAGAAATTATCAAGTGAGTTCATGTCCACTACTTCACCAGCCTTGACTTCTCTTTGCACATATGCAGGAATCTTCTTCATTCTGGCAAGTTCAAACTGCACCATATTGATAACGCTATTCAATTTTGCTTTAATGTCTGGATCGTCTGTAAGATTTGCATTGTCAGAGATTTCTTCGATTAGCTGTAATACCTTCTTTTTGATTTCAAGTAGTGTCATGTTGCACCCCCTTATAAGTCCTTAATACATTCAAGTTCTTCTATTGCTTCTTTTACTGTTACAAATTGTTCGACAGGCTTAATATAGCCCCTGCCTTCTTCCTCAAATATAAGGATATCGCCCTCATTCAAATGAATGTTGGTAAGATATGTGCTTGTATATCCTTCCCCTTTTACTGTTGTAATGGAGTCAAACACAAGGTCTTTCAAGTGCTGTTCTACATTCTCGTTGCTGTAGTCCAATACAGTGTCTTTTGTTACTCTAATACCAGCTAACATATCAATGCTGGGCTTTCTAATGAATCTTTCCATTGTTTTACTCTCCTTCTTGTCAATACATGAACTTTTCATATACTCACAAAAAGGAAGGGGCATTTCACCCCTTCCCCTTCATTACTTCTTTGCTCTCGGTTTCTTGGCATCCCCCAACACTTCAACCATGTTAGGGCTTACTGCCTGTATTCTTCTAAGCTGGTCGTCGGTCACTTCAACCTCTTTACCTTCTTTCAGAAGTTCGCCTGTGTCGCCCAAAATGAATGGTACTAATACTCTAACCTTTTTCATAGGCTACACCTTATGCAGTTGCTACCAAAGGTACTTTTACAACCTGAATACGTGCTTCGTCGATAACCTTTGCACCGAAAGTGTCAAGACCACGAATGATATCCTTGAAACGCTTCTCAGCTCTCAATGCTTCTACTTCGTTAATCTGACCTGCGAAAGCAATAGCCTTCTTGCCACGAATTGCACAATAAGCAACGGTAGAATCCTTTGCCATGTTGTTGGACATGATAACATCAAAGTCATCATACTTACCTACAACACCCTTGCGGATCAGTTCAGGGTTGTTAGTAGACAGAGTGATTAAGCAGTTCTTGAATACGTTGTAAACTGCAGGAGTAATCTCGATTACACCTTCCTCATCAAAGTTACGCTCTCTTAAAGCTACAATAGCCTTGTCGATAGCATCCTTTACAGCATCCTGAGTTAAGTTGGTTGCGGTGGTAGCGTTGGTAGCACCCTTGATAAGATTTGCTACATAGGTATCACGAGCAACTGCTAAGCCATGTACAGCCTTCTGCTGATACTTCTCTGCTAAACCAGGTACGGACTGTGCCTGATTTACGTCATCAACATAGAATGCGAAATAGTTCGCCTGATCGATAGTGAGAACCTGTCCCTTATCGCTCATTTCCTCAATGTTGATGTCCTTAGAACTGTCGTAAGCACCGATAGTAGGCTCACCTACACCCAGAATCTTAACAGACTGTGCCTGCTTTACATCACCTTCGTAGTCACGCAAGCAGTTGTCCACCAACTTGCACTTCAACTCTAAGTCATCCTGAATCTTCTTACTCCAAATTGTCTGAATAAAATTAGTTACTGCCATAATGTTTTTCTCCTCTCATTTCAGGGAGCATTACCACTTATGCATAGACCGTTCTACAGCCTTAAATAATGCTGGGTTTTTATCAAAGTCCGCTTTCGTAAACTGTAAGGCTTCATCCCTTGTGTAGAAGTCCTTCACCCCAGTATCGGTCTGTGTCGCACTTGTCATGCTTCCTGCTGTTCTAATATCTTTTCTTGGTTGCATTTTGCTGTAGATTTCATAAATCTTTGTAATAGGTGTATTGGAATTGAACTGCTTAGCAAAGTCCTCAAACTCCTTAGAGTTGTAAACATCCTCTGTTACTCCCAGCTTTGCTAATTCCTTGCCACGTTCTGCGGTCTGGCGATACTCTGCAAGCTGTCTGAAGACTGCCTTTTCTCGCTCGGTCATATTGTTTAAGCCGATATCCGCTAAACGGTCAACTTCCTCAATTACGTCATCAAGTCCAGCATTGATAATGTCACTTGCATCTGCTTTCGCCAGTGCTTCAATATCTCTTGCTGAGTACATGGGTTCTTTGGGTATCTGAATACCCTTCTGTTCGTAAAACTGACGGAAGGTACTTGTCATTTCCCCTACATCCTCTTTGCCTGTTCCAGCCTTCAAAACGGTTTCTAATTCACCGTACTTTTTCTCATACTCTTTACGAATCTTGGCTGTATTTCTGGCTAACTTCTTGCCTACAATCTGGTTTACTTCTTCCTCTGTGTAGGTCTTGACAGGCTGTTCTACCTGTGTTTCTTCTGTAGTTGGCTCTACGTTTTCAGTAACTTCTGTTACAAAGGTTTCTTCTGCGTTCATTTAGAACTCCTTTCCTATTTTTACGTGTTTGCTTCACATCTCCATAGCTTTTATAGTCGTCAATGCTTGGACATAATAAAAAGCCCTTGTTAAAAGGCTTTTTAAGCGTGTTTATAATGCAAGGGTAGTTTTATGCCACCCCTGCTGTTTCTGTGGTTTCTACAGGCATTTCTGAAGCCTGCAACTGCATCTGTGCATCCGCTATCTGCTGAGCCTGTGCATCAACATCTTCCATAAGGAACATATTAGCCCTCTGTTGCATTGCCTGTGCCTGTGCCTGAATCTGTGCAATTCTTGCCTGTTCTTCTCTGATTAACTCTACAGCTTCTAAAATCTTCTGTTTAGGGGCTACTGAGTCATCATCCAATAATTCCGCATATATTGCTAATTCGCCCACTCTCTGAGCTGATAACAAGCCCTGTAAGAGCATATTTTCTATTGTCTGCTCCTGTGCGAATCGGTCATACACTCCCTTTGGTGTAATATCCACCTTAACGACTGCCTGTAACTGCTGTAGTGTTACCTGTGGCACATTCACTATCTGTACGATTTCTTCACCAGTGTTAGGATCAGTTGTAGCCTGTTCCATGTTGATTCCATCTACGGAATGTACAATCAAATAATCAAGCCAAATTCTTGCCAAATCCTCAATGAAATTCTTGTAGCTTTCCTTCTGTTCTGTCATAGGCGACTGGGAAGCCTGCTGGACTGCCAATATTGCACGACCAGAAGCATCTTCAGGATTTACATTACCTGTTGCAATATCACCAGCACCAGCCAAATCTCTTGTAACCTGTATCAAATCATCCTGTAACTGCTTAACGTCAGGCGACATTTGTGCAGGTTGCAATGTTGATACAATCTTGTGTACATCGTCAACGGTCTGTCCCTGTGTTTTGATGATTCCACCGACAGTATTCAATGCTGACGGATTGGAAATCTTGCTAACATCAGCTACCTTCTGCGGATATGCCTGCTGTTTTACAGTGATTACTCGTCTTAACTCTGTTCTGTTTACCTCAATCTGGTTGGGAATAAGGTATCTTACCTCACCTTCTCCTCTTGCGGAACCTTCTTTTTCTTCCCAATTGAAATGTGCAATGGGATATAAGGTCAAGCCTGTATCTACATCCTCTACAATGTCTACATAACGTGTAGAACATGAGAAATGTACTGTTCCGCCACTCTTATAGAACTTGTAAACAACAGTCACCATGTCATCAAGCTCAATCTTTGCTGATTCTCCTGATTCCTCAAAGGTATCGTTGTCACCGATGATGTACTTGCACTTTTCTTCGCTTAAGCCTTCTGCTTTGGCAAATTCAATGGTATTGCTTACAGGCATACGCTTTCTGACAAGGATGTAAGGCTGTTTCTGAATGTCCTCGTCATTCTCGTTTCCGTAATATACATCATTCTTCTTGATGATTTCGTTGACAGGCAACATCTTATCTTTGTCAAAGTCGACATACATGATACCTTCATCGTTAATAGCAGAATCCTTTGTCATCTTCCTGCCCTTGAAGTCCATCTTGTCTTTTTCCCACACTCTGGATGCGTATCTGTTCAGCATTTCGCAGTATCTTTCCGCTTCCCTGTGGAATGCCTGATTCTCAAAATTCTGCGAACTAAAGACAATAGCATACAAATTGTCATGTATTACACCGACTTTGTACTTAACTACAGGCTTGATGAAGTTCTTCTGTACAGGCTCAACATCGCCCAGCTTTGCATTTCCCCACTGATTACCATTGTACATACGATAATTTCTATCGGTATCGGTATAAATGCCTGTCATTCTGTGGTAGTTTCGCCCTTTTTCATACAAGCACCATATTGATGTTTCTCTGATTTCTTCTATGTTCATTCCGTTCAACTTCTATCACCCCCTTGGCACATCCTGTTGTCCTGCTCCTGTTCCGTCATATCGCTCTATATTCGCCAAAATAACATCCATCCTAGCCTTCTCTGCTTCTGCCTCTTTCGCTTCTCTATGAGCCTTATACGCTGTTACAGGGCTATCTATTTTCGGTAGCTCTATCTCTTTTCCCTTTGCTACGGTCTGTCCCACCTTAGCACCAACAAAAAAGCACACTACATTGAGTGTGCCTACTACTGCAATTATTAAAATTGTTTCCATATCTGCTCCTTAAATCACTGTTAATGATTCGCCATAGTCCTCTACTGTTTCCATGTACTTTTCTATGTTGAATTGATACTGCGGATTCACTACTATTGGTTCTTCGTTAAAGATTACCTGCTCCCTGATATGATGTGCTATAGCAAGTGCCATCATTTCGTCATCATGTCCACCTTCAGGGGCTTCAATCCTGCCCTTTTCATTCCTGATGATGGTTAAGAGTTCTTCCAGCGTACCTTTGTCGTTTATGGTGTCGCAATGTTCTCTTACAATCTCTATCAATCGTGAAATTATAGTCGGTCTTGTCAGGCTGGTCGTCTTAAATCCGAATCTCTTTTCCGTCTTTCCTGTGTATGTGTCTTGTGCTTCTCTCACATACTGATTGACATATCCAAGCCTTTGCAGTTCCATGATTGGGAAGCTGTCAAAGTTCGCTTCTATGCCTATCAATGCATCCTTGTAGTATTTGCCTAAACAGTACATTTGCTTTGTATACTGATCCGCATCAAATTGTTGTTTTAGCTTTGCCACCTGTATGCCTGTTCTTGCATCCAATACCTGTCCTATAAAGAAGTCGCTACCTTCTCCTGCGGTATCGCCACCTATGCAATACTTTGATACTGCTGGTGTATTCGGTAATTGGTATATGTGTATATATCCATTCCTGTCATTCACCCAACGGATATTGGTTAATTGCAATCCGTCATAGTCGTACAGGAAATAGCCTGTCTTTAATGGCTTCTGAATAGCTTCTAAGCGACTTTGGATTGCCCTTGCATCAAATACAGTCTTGCCGAGAATACCCCATTGTCCCAAGCAATATACGTTGTATGTGTACTCGTCTATTATCTTTAAGTCCTCTAGGGCTTTTCTATCCGCATCTGTCAGGAACTTGTTGTCTTTGTATGTACTGAAGCATACTGTTGCAAGTCCGCTATCAATGAAGTGTTTCTTTATCCAGTGCTGTATGTTTACTGGGTTGAAGGATAAAACCATCTGTTTATCACTCTTACCGCCCCTTAAACGGACTTTAAGCTGGTTTATATCGGCTTCTTGGCATTCTGTTGCTTCTTCCACCCATTCATGCGTTAATTCGCCATTTGCAAACGTGATAGACTTAATCTTTTCTACGTCATCCAGACCAGCAAAGGCTACCTCGTTCCCTGTCAGCTTGCACACGATACGCATATCGCTTTCATTTATCTTGAAATGCTGTGACAAGTTCCAGTTGCTTATAACTTGTTTTAACAGTGGGAATGTACTTCTTCTGTTTGTATCGCCTGTCTGACGGACTATCAATAGATTAAAACGCTTCGGGTGGATCATCATATATATCCAGCGTTGTGCTATAAAGTAGGATTTTCCTGAACTACCGCCACCATAGAACAGCAAATAACGGTCTGTATTATTCAAATAAGGCAGGTATACGTCATTAAATACCTTCTTGGATATTTTAATATTTACATTCATTAGTCATCACTTAATTCAATGGTTATATTGACTTCGCTGTTTACGTCTGCTTCTATCTTCTGGACATATTCGCCCTGCATCTTATTCATTATGTCGATTGCTCTAATCTTTGTATTCAGATCAGCAGGAATTTCGCCCTGTTCTCTCTCTATGTCCATAATAATGCTTGTAAGATACTCTAAACGCTCTTTAGCAGTCATAATAGTGGAATCTTCCAGTCTATCCTGCAGTTCCTTATACCTTGCAGAAATCTTGGAGTCCTTAAACAGTCTACAGGCTTCTTCGTCTATTGTCTTATCTGTCATATTCTCAGCATCATAGCTGTTCTTGTATGCTTCCCTCTGACTCATTCCCTGTATTAAGTTTCTCACAAACTTCTCTTGCTTTGGTGTAAGCATAATCTCACCTTCTTTACACAACAAAAAAGAGCCTAGATTTTCGCTAGACTCTTTCCTGATAGGAGTTTTTGAAATATCAATGTAGGTTGGTATACCCTAATGGAAAACTTGAATACGTCAACTTCACACCCTATATTATATCATGCCTTTTCCGAAAAATCTTTTCATATTCTTTCATCTTTTTTCATTTTCTTTCATATTTTTCTTAAAATTCTTTCAAAAAACTATTGACATAGGTGCTACTTAGGTGTATAGTTATATTAACAGATAGGTGCTACCTAGTAGCGAGTTTAGAAAGGATAGGTAAGGGATATGGCAAAAAGATATAGAATTTCAACGTATCAAACAGTTAGCATTACAGGTTATAAAAAATGGTGTTTTTGGAAAAGTGTAAGCACAGAAAATGAATACAAAAATGTAATTGCAGAACAAGAATCGTTGGGGTGCAGAGTTAGGGTAATAGACAGAGAAACGAAAAAGATAATATACGAAACACCATAAAACTACCGATTCAAAGCCCTGTCAGTCGGTGGTCAGACTGTCAGAAAGGAATCATATGAAAAAATTGAACATTGAAACAGCAAGAAAGCGTTACAACAACATCATGCAGAGTCTTGGTCTTGACCATTTGACTGTATGGGAAAAAGGCTCAAAAGCCGAAGCAGGCAGTGAAGCAAAGGGATGGAATCTTCGTGATATGGTTGCGGAAGCAGATTATCAGTTGGGCTTGTATTATGAAGAAGGAACGTTGTCAGGTGACATGAGGTATTCGGACTACGAAAGCGAGAGAAAGGCATGGAGATCAGAAACTGGGAAACTTCAGAGATTCATCAAAGCATACGAGCCTTTCATTGAAGATATGCAGTGTGTTGAAGGGCATTGTAGTCAATACGATTAAATCAAAAACCCTGTCAGTAGGTGGTCAGACTGTCAATTAAACACAAAGGGGACTTCACATGACAATCACAAAACTTACCAGCATACTAGAAAGACATGGCATCAAGCATGAGGTAATCGACAACAAGGTTATAGCCGAGGATCAGTACACAATCAATGGAGTTCTTCACACCGACACAGTGGACATGACAGGCATTAGCACAGAGCAACTATATGATTGGTTAGGATATTAAGGAGAGATAATATGGCAGATAACAACTACAAGTACACTAAGAAATACGACCAGAGCAACACTACAAAGGTCAGTTTAAAACTGAATATCAAAACGGATGCCGACATTATAGCCTACCTTGACAGCGTAGAGAATAAGCAAGGCACTATCAAGCAACTTATCAGGAATGAAATAAACAGAGGGGATTAACCCTCTGTTTTTTCGTTTATAATCTTCTGTATGTTTTTTAGTCCTGAACTATGTACTTTCGTTACCAGCGAATAAGACCTTGAAATTTCTCTACTAACCACCCACAACGACTTATCTTCGACATAATGCTTATACAATACGGTGCTTTCATACGGACACAACTTGCCTATTGTATTTATGATTTCAATTATCTTATCCATATCCGCATCTATAGCTTTTTCCAGATCACTGTAGCTTATCACTGCATCCGCCATCTTCTGTTTACTTGTGCTGGTTTGTACTTTGTTTGGTGATAGATTGCTAGTTGTTCCCTCTGCCGATTCCTTCAAGCGTTGTACTTTCTCTCTGTTCGCTTCTATCTTGCTATTCAGAAATACTATTTGCTGTAGATATTCTTTTGCTTTCACAACCGTTCCCCCTTTTCTAATTTTTCAATATACATGTCCAGTAACTTTCCGATCCGTTCCTTTTCCGCCTTCCTGCCCTTTTCATAAGCATTGTTAGACACCACCATGCTTAATAACAATCCACCAATCAAACCGATTGCAATGCCAAGTAATAACATTTAATCACCCCTATTCTTTAATCTCTTGTCGCATTGCTTCAATAATGTTTTCAAGCAACTTCTCTCTTGCATCAAAGTACGCATCATCCACTAAAACCCCATTGCTTTCCAGTGTTTCAAGTGCTTCATAACAAGCTACATACTCTCTGAAAATGTTTCTCCATGTATTGTCCATATCTACTCCTATTCTGCTTCTGATTGAAGCCACTCAATGTATAATTGTTTAATGTTGTCATGGCAAGCATGGTTTTTCTTGCAAGAATAATAACAACCATTTCCAAAATCTGAACACAAACTATGTTCATCTCTAATTTTTTCATTTTCCAAAAACTCTGCCAACTCCTCATCCGTCATACTACGGATTCTGTCAGCATTGGTCTGTATTGATGTAAAGTCCATACATTTATCAAAAGGTATTCTGCCTTTTTCTAGTTTTACTTGGAAAATATATGGTGGGCATTTTTTTGTACACTTTTTACATTGTTCTCTTTTACGTGCCATATCTACTCTCCTTCCGTATAAGGTACAGGAAGTTCACACCATGCCACACATTCACGTTCTATGTATCCATATTCTGAATCCCATGCATAAAACAATGCCTTTTTCTTACCCTTGTATTCATAAAAATCAAATTTACTTTGTTTGAAAGCATCTTTTGTAAATCCAAGAATATTTATAAAACCACCTTTTTCTTGTACTATATATCTTTTAGTATCATCTTCTGGCAATCTCTCACTGCAAGGAATCCAACCACCCTTATATTCCTCTGCAAGTTGGTTGACGATTTCAAAGCACTCTTCTTTCCAAGCAAATACATTGTTTAAATCATAAGAGCTATATCCAATGTTGTAATCTTCTTTGCCTAATTCTTTGTATTTAATCTCAAAATAAGGCTTGTCTTTTGTACCAGTAACGATTATTTCCAATCTTGTTACTTTTACCTTTTCTTCAATTTCACAATTCAGCTTATCTATAAATTCTTTCATGTTACACCTGCTTTCTAATAATCTAAAATTTCCCAACTTGTAGTATATGAATAACTTCCATCAATTACACCTTCTAAGCCATCCGTTAAAATAGCATCTTCAATATCTTCAAATCCTTCTACTTCTATATCTTCTTTTGATTTAATCTGCTCGTCATCCACTATTGCTTCAAATGTCACTCTTACTCTTTTCATGTTACACTCTCCTATTCCATGCGTTAATTACTGATTCTTTATGAATACTGCTTGCTTGTTTACAACCACATTCACTACAAGAAACAGAATAAAAAGGTATGTGGTATTCGTTTCCAAAATAATTCACTTTTGCTTTCCCACCACAAAACGGACATTCACGAAGCGTATCTTTCTGACATTCTTTTTTCTGCATATTCTCTTCCTTTCTTCTTTATCCACCAATAATTCTTACACCTACTTTCTACCTAAAGAACAAAAACCAAATTACGCTTGCGAATATACCAATTACATCAAGAAACATCAGCAACGGTAGCATATAAAACCATTTGGGATATTCCTCTACCAATGCTTTTAATGGGTTAATTTCCGCCCATGCTCTGAATAAAACAATCAAAAGTACCACCACCATTGTTAATAGAATCGTAAATTTTACTATAATCATGTTACACCTCACTATCTTGTGGCATTTGGAATACCACATTATATCTGTGTCCTATATAATTGTTTCTTTCTTCTTCAAAAGATTTACTATAAGCACTCTGTATCATATCCAACACCTTAATTGCTTTTTCTTCGGTAGAATAATGTCCAAGCCTTGCGTACCTTGTGCTTTCATAAGAACCTATTGCAAAATAACCATCACATTCAATAACTTCTATTCTCATACAATTATCCAAATTTGCGATAATTCTTTTATCCTGACTTCTAATAATCATTCCACACCACCTCTTTTACCAATAACCTTTTCTGCAATACAATCCCTTAAATACAACACCATCCATTTTGCAACCAAGCCAAACACATTGACCGCAATTATCTCTGCACTTCTTTTTAAATATCTTTTTAAACCATTTAATCATTCCACACCACCCTTTCTTACTATGTCGCATATTTCGTCTATTCTGCATTTCTGCTCTTTGCAATATTCTTCCGCACCTGCAACACCTAGAATGTTTCTGCATTTATGACAGTATTTATCTTGTATCTGCTTTACCACTTCTGAAGCATCAAAAGCCTTTGGCATATCCATAATTAGCTTAATATTTTTCTCTGTAACCACCACTTCTTCAATATCTCTTGCGGTGTTCTTTTTGAGTAGGTCAATTACTGCTTGTCTATCAATCAAATAAGCCATATCTTCTCCTTTCATTCTCCTTCCCAATCCACTTCAACCTTTACAAATCTGCTTTTACCACCATTTTTCCTTGAATGACAGATGGCAGAAGAAATAGCATTTTTACTACAACAACACTTCTTCGCCAATTCATCCAATGACTCTGTCACTATTAGTGGATATTCAAATTCGTCAAAGGTCACTAGCATATATAAAATCATGCCCTGCTTGCCTTTCTCTCTGCTAATCTCTTGAATGGTGCTGTCACCTTGTCCCATTCTTCCTGTAAGGTATACGGAATTGATCCGTTATTGGACTTTTCACCAATTACCCTGTCATCAAGTCTTTCCAACTTCCAGTCAAGGCAAATTCGCTTTCCTTCCAACTCCTGCTTGCTTATGTATCCTCTTGATACTCCAAGTCTTGCGGATATGTCTTCTGCTGTTCCTACAAGCTTCTCACCTGTCTTAATATTTGTAACTTCGTAAACTATTGCACTTCCCATTTTTTCAAATCTCCTTTAATATTTTTCTTGTAATTCTCTTTTAAGTGCTTCTGCTTCTTCCTTTAGCTTCGGATCATCGGCAACCATAACTGGGGCAAGTGCCTTTTCTAACTCGTCAAAATCATAATTGTTCTGTGTTTTTGGCATCCACTTTGGCACAACTTCTTTCCTAACAGGCTTTTTGGTATCATTCCTAGCCCAATTCCTGATAGTTGCATAATGGCTTTTGTATTTCTTCCCTGTAGATTCCACATAAGCTGACAGTCTTTCGATTCGTTCCTCATAGTCGAAATATTCTGTTTTCAGCTTTTCCAGTTCTTCATCAGTCAAAAGTACGTTTTTGTACTCACCATATTTATGCTTTACTGCTTTTTTGGCAGGTACAGGTGGTTCCGATTCGTCAGAAGCGGATAATATATTATCTTCTTCTAATCTGTTCTTATCTTCTCTTATCTTATCTGTTGCGTTACATTCCGTTACTGTAACGTTACATGAAACGTTACTTGATATTAACTTCTGCTTTTCTCTATGATTTGCGACTCTTTTCCTTGTCTGCTCTCTGATTTTTTCCATTCCCTCGATATTTTGGTGCTTCTCCCAGTTCGGAATAGTTATAACACCATCTATAACCTCTATCATTCCAAACTGTTCAAACGTCTGCAATGCAAGTTGCACTGTTGTCTCTCTACGTCTGAATATGGTAGCGAGCATCTTGTCTGTATAAGCGATCCTATTACTCATTGTGAAAACACCATTATTATTCATTTTCCCAGCCAAGCAAAGCAACTTAAACCAAATCACGATTATGGAGTCTGCTTCTGGAAGACTTTCTAACAGAAGTATTTTTTCATCATCAAATATATCTGTAGTTATCTTTATCCATTTAACATCTGCCATTATATAACCCCTCTTGCAAATTCCTCATATATCTTCTCGTTCTGCGTTCTCTTGGCTTCTACTACCATGCTCGCTGATAACTCAGGGTATGTAGCCTGTAGTTTCTGTCTAGACCTTCTCACACTTTCAAACGGTGGATAACCAAATTCCTTACGATCCTGCAGAACCTTCCAAAATGGCAAACTTATATGAGTTCCGTTGACGTATTCACACACCTTCATATACAGCAAATCATCACTGTTTCTTGTTGCAGGGTACTTCTGCAAAATGAGTTTCACTATATCGGAAGTGTTTTTCAATTCTGTTGCTGTGTCCATGCCTATTCTCCTTTCAATAACTCCTTAAATTTCTCAAACTGCTTTATAGATACCTTGTTGTTTGCCTTTTCAGGCTTCAAACTGATTTCTAAATGCTTGTCAATGATATTAATTAGCTCTTTCGCAAGGTTCTTTCTGCCCTGCTTCAATCCGTCGTAATATCCCTTAGCTGGCTTATACTCGTCAATCTGCTTATTTCCTTCGCCTTGACCACCTGCTGTTTTATTTCTTAACTGATATCCTTTCTTGGCATATTCCTTTATGTAGTGCTGTTCCTTTTCATCAAGTTGTTCTAAAGGACAGTGACCAAAACTTACAGTCCATCCATAAATATTTTCTTCAGAATACAGTCCATGCTTTTTAAGGGACAAGTCTATGTGCTGATAACCTGCTAAATGTTGTGCCAATCTTGTAAGAAGGTGCTTTGCTTGTCCCACATAAGCATATTTAATACCGTTTTCATCCACCCTGATTAAGATGTAAATACCGCTTTTCTCATCTAAGTGAGGATTGACGGAAAGCAACCGCTTTTTGTTTTTCGCTTCGATTGCTTTCACCTGTTTATAATTTCCCATGCCAATCCCCCTTTATTAAAATGGCAAGTCGGAGTCAATTCCGTCTGGAACGTTCATCCAGCCCTCATTACTTGTACTTGGTGCTTCCTGATCCCTTTTACTCTCTGCAAATTCCTGTTCTTCCACAATAATGTCATAGGTGTTAATCTTAATACCTGCTTCCTTGTGTGTGTAGCTTCCAGTCTGAATACGACCTGAAACAGCTACCTTCATTCCTTTACGGAAATACTTCTCTGCAAATTCGCCAGCCTTGCCAGAAGCAACGCAATTTATAAAATCAGCTTCCGGCTCCCCTTCTTTTTTGAATCTTCTGTCAACTGCTAATGTATAGCGACTGATTGCTATAGGCTCATTGCCCTGACTATATCTTGTTTCTACATCCCTTGTTAATCTCCCAATTAAAATCGCCTTGTTAATAAGTCATTCCACCTTTCTTTTTATTCCATCTCTCTTTCATGTGTAGAGATGCGTGTTCTTTGAATGTTAATAGTTGCAAATTTTCAATTCTGTTGTCACTTCTGTTTCTGTTTTTGTGATGCACACATTCATCATCATTCAGATGCCTTCCTATGCTGTTTTCCATAACCAAAATGTGTTCCATGATATATCCGTCTTTGGTGCACTTAGGATGTTCAGGGAAATAAACAGATATATAGCCATCACTTCTTTTCTTTTTGTGACCTATACCATGAATTTTGCGTGAATCTGCCATTTTCGCTTTTGTTTCATCACTTCTTTTTTTACCCTTATTCCTTTTACTGATTGCTTCGCATTGCTCTTTTGAAAGTTTTCTTCCCTTCATTGTAAATGTGGACTTCCAGCTTCTTGTTGGAATACCATATTTCCTTAGATAGTTGTATACACTTCCTATAGCAATCCCAAGTTCATTTGCAATCATGTGCATAGGTTTTTCTTCTACAACATACAAATTGTAAAGAGTATTGTATTCAACCACTTGCAACCTCTCTTTCTTTTAATCTAAATAGTTCTTACCAAATACCTCTAAAAAGCTCTTATTTGCCCCATATACAGCGTTAAACTTCTCTTGTGCTAACTTCTTCAAATGAAGGTCTAAAGTCTTGTTAAAATGGACTCCTGTGTTTCCAGTGTGGTGTTCTTGACACAACCACACCTTCAAACCGTACTTTTCAGATTGCTTCCTGTTTGCAGTTCCATATATGATGTGATGATCCTGAAGATTGTACGTTGTATGGCATACATAACATTCTTTTTCTGTTTGAATTATACTTTTCATTCGTAATCCACCCCTATGTATTCAAGTACCTTTGCCAGCCCCAAACCTTCCTTGGATGGAACCCACTTGCCTTCTTCGTTGTACTCACCACCACCAATGCAATATTCATATTGTCTTGGATGTGTTTCCTTAAGACGTTGGAATCTGTTTGGTTCTTTTTCTAGATGACATCCAAACATACAAAAGATGCATCCAGTCCTATCACAACCTGTGGTTTTCAACTTATCTTGCTGTGAATAGTCGCCAAGGTAATCAATCATGTTGATTTGACCTTCAAGAACACTGTCTCCATCCACCTTTTCATCAATCACAATGTCACCATATACGGATGCATAGGGAACATTTAATTCTTTTATGTAGTGCAAAATATCCTGTTCTGTCCAAAATGCCATTGGTTGTGATTGTGGTCTTGATAATTCAAATGCATTGCAACCTGTTTTCATCCATGCATCACGTCTTTTCATGCTTTCATCTGCCAAAAGTGCAAGTATTGGCTTCCTACCTGTTGCCTTTTCATATTTCTTGGATGGATTTTTTTTCATAATCTTGCAACAATCAGAACCAACTTCAAATGGTGCATCAAGCATAAATTTCCACTTGCTACAATTGAACATTGATGGCGAACCATCCTTCTTTGTGTGTGTTCCAAGTATTCTTGCAAGCCTTGTTGGTGATCCTCTTCTCCCCCAAAAGATACAATTTGATATATCTTTGCTTATGGCAGGGTAACCATATTTTTTCACAACTTCATCAAAACGCATTTCAGGTCTGACAATCTCAACATCTGAATTGAAGCAATCATATTTCCCTGCTTTTATATCACGCACAAAGGATTGAATTTCAGGATATTCAAGCCCTGTATTCACAAACACTGCAGGTACATCACTGTACATTCCATCAACAATGTGCTTCAGAACAGTAGAATCCTTGCCACCTGAAAAGCTAACATACACCTGTCCATCCCAATGGTCGTACCAGCCACGAATCCTTTGCTGTGTCATTCTGATTTTGGCTTCAAGGGAAAGACTTTGCATCTGTGCAAGTTCCCATGCTTCATGTTTGTTTGCCATTCATTTGCCCCCATTCTGCTTTCATTCGCTCTAATTCAATAGGTGTTAGGGTTTCTATGCCCAATTCCTTCGCTTCACACACAATGCAGTCAATGAAGTGTGCCATTTCTGCAGAGTCGTATTCGCTGGAGCCTTTAATCATCAGGTATGAATCAAACTTTCCATTGCCCTTATAAAATTTCCAATGTCCTTCGATTTTTGACATATCCACCCCAGCTTTTACTGTCACAGGGATATATCCTTCCTCGTCTTGGTATAGGTAGCCATACTTTTGTAGCATTTCTTCGTATATTTCCTCTTTGCTACTCTTAATGTCAGGATGATTCGCTATTTTGGTGATTATCGCCCAGCAATAAGCGTTGGCATCTAAAGACCGTTTTTTCTTGTATGGTTTTGCCGATATGCTCAACTTCTCTATGCCTTGCAAATCGTTAATAGCTTCCGTTGGTTCTTCGTTCAGTTCAAAACTGATAATCAATTTATTAGTCAACCAGTCACGATTGACTGAATGAAGTCTGCCTGTTGCTTCCATAACTACTCACCCTTGATTTTTTCCCAATAAGCATTGATATTCGCATACTTCTTCTCTGTCAGTTCTTCAAAAGACTTCACCTTGTAAAGACTGAGTATCTTTTCAGGCTTAACACCTTCAGACTCGCATCTGGCAAGCAACGCTTTCACCTTTACTTCTGAAATGGGCGATTTTTCAATCTTCTTTTGCTCCTGTTCTTCATCCTGCTGTTTCTTGGCTTCTTCCTGCCTGTTATCTCTTGTATCAGCATCCTTTACATCATCAATACAGAAAAGACCGTTTAAAGCGTACTTCCTTGCATATGAAGAAGTAGCCCCTGTTACCTGTGAAGCATCCATGCCCTTCTTGCTTTCTTCTTCTCTTGCATAAGCTGTATTAGATACGCTTTCGCCTGTTTCACAATCAAATAATGTAGCT